CGTGATCCTCGATGAAACGCTTCGGAATCCGATATTGCTTTGTCATGTCCTTGTCTCCTTTGTCCATATATCCATCTTACCACATGGGATATATGTTTGTCAAGTACTATCGGGAAGTCCGTCCCGACGTGCTCCCTGACATAGGCGACAGGACAACCATCGACCTGACCATACCCACAGGGATACATAGCACCGCATCGACGTCGCGATCCCCGTCGCCATCATCATAATAGGACTGAGCGACAACCACATGGTCTTTTTTCTGATTCGACAGCAGAAAACCGACAGTATAGACGACACACGGCTCGTCGTCGAGATCCGCTATCGCAGTCCAGGTTTGCGTGCTACTATGCGCGTCATGCCACACCACCAACACCACCGTCAAGTCACTCATCATCGTCTTCGCTCTCGCATGTAACGATCCACCGTCGACGTCGACACTCGCACATCACCAGCCTTCTTTCTCGCGATCCGCGCAGAAAACAGGCGCTTGCAGAATGATACCACGATGTGAAGTGATAACAGCGAGCGCCTGCTGCGGCTGCTCATGTTGGAAGTTGTTCACATACGCATATTCGTCGTAGCCCTTCATCGAACCGTTCACCACCAACGTAGGCGACGGCAGATATTGATGCCAGTGACCAAGCCAGATCGTGTCAAACGACGAACCGACAGCGAGATAACGTTGCGCTTTACGTGCACGCAAACGCATGATAGGCGGATAGATGCCACCGATCCCCGAACCGCCATGAGCCTGATCACCATGTGTCAACAAGTGACCACGTCCGTAGATCGTCACCAAGCAGTCGCTCGATTCTGGCACTTGGAAAGTGACACGTCGATCTTTCGCGAAGTGACGTTCCAACATCTTAGCGAGCAGCCAGTCGTAGTTGGTCCTGGCTCGCAGTTTGGCGCGTGGTTTGCGCGTCGTCCTACCGTGGTTGCCAGCCACCGCTGCGATATGCACGTGTTTGAACTCAGCCGCCAACATATCGACAGCGGTAGCGATATGCTCAGCCCAGAACAGTAGCGAGCCGATCATAGTGTCTTCGTTCGTCTCGCTTAGTTCTTCATGTATGTCACCTGAAAACAGGTCGCCACCAAGCAGCAACACCAGACCGTCATATCGCAGCCCAGCCAGATGTGCGCGTGCCATCTTTATCGTGTTCACCGTCCACGCACGCATTCGGATCTCTGCTATCGCACGGTTGTAGGCGTTCAAACCGTCAACCTCTTCAGGTAGCACCACCTCGTCTAGGTGGAGATCCGATAGCATAGCCACCAATGTCGCGGTTTGTGCTTTTTTACGTTCACGTGGCAGCAACCAGTCTGGCGGTTGGAGATCTGACTGTTCTATGCGTTGCACGACGTCGAGCGCTCGACGTAACGTGTCTACTTCTTCGTTGCGTTTTGCCAGTTCAGATATGGCGCTATCACGTTCACGTCGCAACCTGGTTTCGGCTGCGCCACGTTCTGCTGCGATGTCGTCATTTAGTCCCATAGATCTGACTCCTATATAGAGATATGCCACTTTCAGATATGTCGAATCCACGTCGTTTCATCACGCGCATGATCACCACGTTGGGGATCGTCTTATCGCGCAACGCGGCTACGAAGTCTGCGCTGTCTTGTTCGTCGAGTTGCTCGATGATGCGATCGATCTTCGTGCCACGTCTATAGCGCGGCTTCTCAGCGGCTATCTCGTCCAGTAGCCTCATCGACGTGGCTGGCGTATCGTTCGACTTTTTCGTCGATCCGTTCGACTTTTGCATCTAGTCTCTCCACTTTCTCATCTATCCTGGTTACTTGGCTACCTACCTTACGCAGCGAATCCATCACCATACGGTGATCGTCGCTGTTCTCCTTGCGTGACCGTTGCACCAACGCGACGACAATAGCGCCCACCGCTGCGATAGTTGCAACTGCTATCTCCATCACGCACCGAAGACCTGTTTGAACGCGGCGTGTACCGCTTGTGGGTTGTCTGCCATCGCTGGCGAGATCTCGACGTGGATCCAGTCACCACCTGGCGCACCGCCCACTGTCGGTTTAGTGTAACGTTGCCACTTGGCGCGGTCACAACGCCAACCACGTCCATGTGGCGCAGGGAAGTAGTCGATCACCATCTCAATTCCGAGTATATCAGCGTTTTGTGCGAAGATCTTACACCACTGCGTAGCGTGTTTCCTACCGTTTGGTTTGCCTTTGCTGCCAAGGTGACGCCAGGATAGGTCGACGGCTCGACCTGTGGCGTGCACAGATAGCGACTGCTTGCCGCGCATGTTACGCACGACGTGATCGCCGTTATTCCACAGTGCGCGATCTGACAGCAACAGCACGCAGTCGATGAACGTTTTCGTTCCTGCACGTAGCCGTGTGGCTGCGCCGTCGCTGCTACCCGTATATGGGCGTGTCACGCACCGCGTCCGAAGGCTGGGTCGTTCGGGTTGATCCACCGTAGGATCGGTGGGATCAGCGCAGCCACGAATGCTTTTGCGAGATCCATCGGTTCGTAGTCGAGTGTTGCCATCACTGCAACCACCGCACCTAGTGCGGATCGCAGGTATGAGAGCAGCATCTGCCACTGCTGTTGGGTGATGCCGATCTTCACTGGTTGTTTCTTTTTAGACGTTGCCATTGGGTGTCTCGCTTTCTGGTGCTGGTGACCATTCTTCTGTTTCTTCGTTCCATACATAGAAGTTGCCGTCACTTGGATACGGAACAGGTGGTTGCCACTGGCAGGTTGCTTCATCAAGTACCCATGACGCAAACGGTTGCGGTGCAATGAACGCATCGCGAACCGCATCAAACACGAAACCAATACCCGCATAGTTCTTTCGGAAGGTTGCGTTATAACTTGTCTGTTTCCAATTGGAACCCAATCCCAAACCCGCAAGGAAGTCAATACCTTGCTGTTCATTGTCTGGTGCAGGGTCGGGGCAATCATCATTGGAAACAGACAGCACACGAAGTACCACATTGTTTTCGTCTAGTTCTGCAAAGTAAGCCATAACTGTTCCTTTCTATGCTACTACAAGTGAGCCTGTGTCGTTGAATGTGTGGATGGTGTACGAACCTGATGTGGTGATTGTGCCACCCGTAACAGATGTAATGCGGGCGGTTGCTAAATCGGCAGTCAAATAACGGACAATCACAACGCCTTTACCGCCAGCACCACCAGCACGGCTCACCGCCAAGTTATCAAACAATCCACCACCACCGCCACCACCCGTGTTCGCTGTTCCCGCTACCGCATTTGATGTGAAGGCTTTTGCGCCAGCACCACCACCGCCGTTCCCGCCAACACCACCGTTGCCACCATCTTTACCTGAACAACCACCACCGCCACCAGCACGGGTAACCGAACTACCCGTAATGCTTGATGCTGTTCCAGCACCACCAGCACCACCATTGCTTTGGTCAGTAGCACCAGAAGCATTACCGCCAACAGCACCAGCACCACCACCGCCGCCTCCAGGATGATTACCTGCGGTTCCACCGTCACCACCATTGTTGCCCTGACCAGATGTGCCTGCACCACCATCGCCAGCAGGACCACCACCGCCACCCGATGCGCCAGCAGAACCATTGTTGGAGTTTCTGCCACCGCCACCGCCACCATCAGAAGTAACTGATGAAAATACAGAGTTAGAACCATTGGAACCATTTGTTCCTGAACCAACCGCACCACCACCACCTACGGTTGCCGTATAACTACCTGCAGTCAAAACAAGTGTTGATGTTTTGTAGCCGCCTGCGCCACCGCCGCCACCACCAACATCCCCTGCGGGTCCAGCACCGCCACCGCCGCCAGCGATAACCAAGTATTCAACTGACAAAGGTGCAGGACCAAGCGCAGACCCAAACCATTGACCAACCAAAGTTGAAGGTCTAGTTTTTGCGCCTCTCATGCCACTACCAAACTTCCCGTGTCATTGAAGGTGTGAATGGTGTATGAACCTGATGTGGTAATCGTGCCACCTGTAACCGATACTCGTTGCGCACTTGCGATAGAAGTGAGATAGCGCACGATTACGACACCTTTGCCACCTGAACCGCCGTTGTAGAAAGTGCCCGTGTTGCCATTCCAACCGCCGCCACCGCCGCCACCGCCACGATTTGCTGTGCCGCTTGTGCCAGCACTTCCACAGTTCTGACCTGCTTGCCCTGCCGCACCGCCACCACCTAAACCGCCTGCGCCAGCGTTGCCACAAGTGCTTGTGTCGTATCCGCAACCACCACCACCACCTGCGTAAGTAACAGACGAACCACTAATGCTTGACGCTAAGCCTGCACCGCCAGCACCACCGAAATCGGTTGAAGCGTTGCCACCAACCGCACCTTTGCCGCCACCACCACCCGAACCAAACTCTGACCCGTAAGCGTTTCCATTGCCACCGTTAGAACCTTCACCTGATGTGGCTGTGCCACCGATGCGAGATGCGCCCGTAGTCCACGCACCGCCACCACCCGAACCGCCACTTCCTGCTTGTGCGGCGTTCCCTGCCGAACCACGCCCACCACCTGTTGCGCTTACGAATGTTCCAATGAGCGAAGCGTTACCTGCCGCACCGCTACTTGTTGCGCCGCTCGCTGAGCCTGCGCCACCTGCGCCAACTGTCACCGTACTTGTTCCACTCAACACAGTAGAACCTTCAATCATCCCACCTGCACCACCACCGCCACCACCATTTCCACCGCCGCCGCCACCACCTGCGACAATGAGATACTCAACGGGTATTGCAGGCGACAGCCAACCAGCCGTGTACGACGAAACCCGTTCCCGCTGACCGTAACGCAAAGTCATGCGTCAAACCTACGCTGTAATCTGATTGACATACCCGAAGATGTTGATGACATCCGCAGTAGCCGCAAATGCGCGAATGACAAGCGGTGTTGCATTTCCTTTTATCACAAGTCCAGGGGATACCAACACCAAACCGCTTTCGGCGGCAATCGTGAGTTCAATCAAGTCATCGGGCGAAGTCGTGCCACCGAACTCAACTGTTAGTTTGACCGCAGATGTGCTTGAGTTCACCGCATACAGCCACACTTCATCGTAGGTCGTCGCAGTAGCCGAACCCGTATGAATCGTCGTTCCAGTCGTAGCCGTCGCTACGACTTTGATACCACGACCATCTGTTGAGCCAGACAGTTTCAGTTTCTCGTATGTCGCCATGACCTGTTGCCTTTCTAACTGAACACTTGCACTTGAAGAACGTCTGCACCACCAGCGATCGCCACCCACTGCGTGCCGTCGTAGACTTGCACACTGTTGGTGTCCATCAGGTAACTCATCATTCCTTCAGCGAGTGTCGCCTCACCGACACCACCGAACGCCGCCGTACGCGCAGCCTCGTCAGCGAACCGCATAACGGTCTGATCCATGAGATAGGTGTTGACTTGCGCAGCGGTAAGTACATCACCACTTACGAAAAGTTTAGCACCTGCACCTGCCATATCGACCAGTCTACCTTATGTCAAGGCGTTATCGGCGTCAAGCACACCGTACGTGACGTCGTCGAGAGTGAACTGGTAGACGATGGTGGCGAACCGCAAACCGAACTCAACCGTATGCGTACCTGCAGTGAGGTTGTGGTTGATCCGCTCAACTAGATATGGCTGTGTCACAGACGCAGGAGATCCGCTAGCGTAGGTACGTGTCACGTTGATCGGCGTACCGATCTCGATGCTGTTCACCACATCGCGATCTATGTTGCTCAGACCAGTCAAGTTGACACGCATATTGTCGAAACGGTACTGCGGCTGACCGAACTGAGCAAGTAGACTGTCAGCGAGAGCGAGCGCTTGCGCATCAGTAGCGAACAGCGCATTATCTAGCGCGTACGTTGACACACCGAATTCGGTTTGACTTGCTAGGTTGTCGGCTGCTTGCAACGTGCCGCTTTCACGTGTCACCTGGATGCGGTTATAGAGAAACTCCTGACCGTACATAACATCGAGCGACTGATATGGGATGCCACTGCCGTCATCAGTGAACGATGAGATGATAGCAGGCGCGAAAGTGTAATCAGTGCGATCGGTGAAAGTGAGAGTACCATTAGCAGCAACGAAAAACAGACCACGCTCAGCCTCAGCGCACTGTTGTAGGTATGATAAAGCGTTGGTGTTCGCGTCGACTTGATAAGCGCCAAACGTAGCCGTACCTGCTGCGATATCGCGAGATGTTGATGGGTAGTTGATCTCTGGCAGGTCAAGGATCGACGATACACGTGTGCCGCTCAACTCAGCGCTAGGCGTAAACGCTGCAGCGGTGTAGGTGCTGCCGAGTAGCACGAAGTCGTCTGCAGCGGTGATCGTTACAGTGCTCAGGTTGTTGAAGTCATATTGTAGATCGATGTCCGCGATCCGTCCTACGTAGACGTCGACACCGTTCAGTTGCACGGTCACTTTACGTCGTGGTGTTACACCGCTGCGACCTGAGATAGCATCCCAATACGGTGAGTCCTCGTTTATCGGATCGAAGCGTCGATCGTTGTTGTTCAACACAACGGTGCACCGTCCTGCTGGGAATGCATCCAGTTGCGAGGTGCGTCCGCGTGCGATAGTCAGATTCTGCACATATGGCGCGACATCATCACCAAGCAACGTACCATCTAAGTAGTTTTGATCTAGTACGCCTTCTGTCGCGCTGTCGAGTGTAAACGGGTTGACAGGAAAACCCAACTCCATCAGCACCGCGATCTGCTCGCCTGAACGAAGCGTGGTAGCCATCAGATAGCGATAGCGTACTGAGCCGTCACAGGTATGTAGCCGTTGCTGCGCTCGTAATCGCGCAACGAGTCGACGATCACCTGGGCGATCTCACGTGAATCAGCACCCATACCTGCGCTGATGTTGTTAGTGATACTCACCGAATCTGGCAGCAGCGGCATCGGTGCAGCGACCACACCGCCTGCACCGTTCAACGTCGACGGCATGCTAGCCGCGAACGCTGTGCTAGCACGTGACACGATACGACCACCAACTTCGCTGCCGACTGCGGCTAGTTTCTCTTTGGCATCGCGCAACGCTTCTGTCGCTTCCCACTCACGCCACAACTGATCAGTGATCTTTTCACTCGCTTCACGTTCAGCATCTTGCGCGTCGCGCAGATTCTCTAACGCTTCTTTATACGCTTCACTTCCCTCTTTCGCACCTTCGACGATCTCAGTGTAGAACGCCTGCGCAACACTTTGCTCTAGCGTAGCGTCGCGCACCGCTTGCGTCGCATCCTCGACTGCGTACTTCGCACGTTCAAGTTCACGCTCAGCGGCTGCTAGTTCTTCAGGTGATGCAGCCAAGTCACGCAACTTGCGTAGATCGTCTTCAGCGTCACGTTGCGCGATAGTCGCATCGGTAACACCGAACTTCGCTTCAGCGAGCGCGATCTCCGCACGACGGATATCAACCGCATTCGAATCGGGATCGAGACGGATCGCGGCTAGTTCGGCTTCAGCCTCACCGACACGGAACACTGCTTCTTCAGTTGAGTATTTGCTGCGTTCAAGTTTGCGTTCAGCGCTGGCGATGTCCTCTGGATCTGCACGCAACGCACGCAGATCAGCCAGTTTCTTCTCCGCTGCAGCCAAACTGCGCACAGAATCCTGCTGTGAGAGGTTCGCATCACGCAGACGTCGAGCCGCGTCCTGTACCTGACGCATAGCCGAAACTGCCTCTTTACTGTCAGCACCGTAGCCGCG